TATCTACTGCTGCTGCTTTAAGTGGTTCTATTGAAGCGCTTGTAGCACTCTTACTGCCCGCGCCAAAACCATCGTAAGGCATTACGGCCGCATAGTATACAGCATCTGTATCAAGTCCAGTTGGATAGACGGCTGTAGTTTCCCAACCAACTTCCATTATTTCTGTTGTAGGCGGGCTACTTGTGTCTAAGTATACTACGAACTTCTCTCCATCTGTATCAGTTGGCTTTACACCAGACCAATCAATTTTAACACCAGTAAATATAGGAGTTATTGTTGGAGCTCCACCCATAGAAGGTGCTGCATTTGAGAAACTCTCACTATCATAATCAGATAGGTCTCCATACTTATCTATTGTATAAACATAGAATAGTATTACTCTCTGCTTGAAGTTATCAACATTCATATCAAAGGTGTATCTAAAATTAGTTGTATCACCTTCTACATAATACGTCCCTACTAATGTAGTGTCGGGCTTCCTGGCTTCTATCTTATATTGAGCAACTACATCTGTTCCACTTATTAATGTATCATTATAATATATACCCAAAGAAGCATCCCATTCAATATGGCAGTCAGGGCCCTCCCAAGCGGTATCGCTTTCTGTTCCATATACTCTTAGGTTAGTAGGTGGTAGTATACCTGATACTACTGTGTCTACTGTTATGTCTAATGCTTGTGCCCACTTACTGGTTGAGGTTAAATTCCTTGCCCGCACATAAAAATCATATATACCTGGTGTAACATCTAACCAATCATAAACATTATCTGATGTTTGTTCCAGATGTTCGTGAATACCATCATAGAAAGTATAATCTACATCATAGTATTCTGCTCTTGGGTCTGTTGAGGCAGTCCAATCCAACCGAACCCCAAACATTCTATTCTTCGATATACCATCTACATAGGTAAATGGTTCTGCTGTGAAGTTAGTTGGCGGAGTTAATACACCTTGAGGTTGTGTAGTAGGTATAGGCACTTCTACTGTCAGGTTATTCTCTACCAGTGAATACTTATTAGCATCATACTCATAACCACTTACATTAAATTGATTAGTTTCTTGTTCTTTAATAGATAGAATTCTAAACTGTCGTATGGCCAGTGTGGTGCTCGTCACGACCCATGTTAATCCAGTGGTGGGTATGTCAGTAGCTCCTGTCCAAGTAAGCGTGCTGGTCGAACCAGCCCCATTGGTGAGCACTTTTGAGGTGCTTCCTCCAGTAGGTGTTTGCCAATGTAGTGTATAAGTAGCACCTGCTATCGTTACAGCATGGTCTATTGTTATACTGGTAGATGTAGCAGACACTATTCTACCACCCCAACTATCTCCAGCATAGTCCTTATCTTGTATACCAATTATATCTCCAGGTATAGCGTCGGCCCATTCTAAACCACCAGTGAATGATACTAATTCTGTTTGGTTGATGTTTGTATATAGGGCCATCTTACCACGTAGTATTGCTTCATTGCGGTTTGTGCAGCCTATAGCAAAGAAGTCAAAGGGGTTATACCCATACTTAACTACACCATCTCTGTCCTCTAATGTAACGAAGTCCTGCTTACCAAAGTTATCTGGGTCATTCCATCCTACTTTTACTGCTGTAGTTCTTGCCCTTTTAGCGGTTCCTTCATATTCAAATACACCATCTAATACATTAGCGTTGGTAGCTATCCTTGACATAGTTCCAGGCGCATCTTGTGCGAATGATATCAGCCCGTTTCCCCACATAGGGAACCCGCGGAACACCCCGCAGAAATGATTAATAACTACAAGGGCTTGTTCACTATCAGATATAACGCCGTTGAATGTAAAGCGTGGTTGGGTGCCACTTGAAGTAACATAAGTTCCATCACTCTGTCTTGTATTCTCTTCATAAGTGACCATCCCATCACAATATTCTGATATGGTTTGGAGTGTCCACTTATCTATATAGTCGGGGTCAATTCCAGCTCCATATCTTTTGTTGGTTAATAAATCATATATAACCCAAGCTGGATTATTACAGTATATTTTTGATGCTGCGAAGTCACCATCCCAAGTGCCGTTATAAGTTGATGGTCCACCATCTACCCAGGTGTAATTGTTAGGCACCTTAATCTTCATACCTTTGATTTCCCAGGCACGGTTAGGTATGTTGTCTCCAAAGTCCTCTGCTCGTAGCTCTGTGGCTACAACAGCACGGTTTCTATAACCTATCTTTACTTCCTTCTTCTCTGTAAATGAATACCATTTGATTTGGTCTGCGTAGGTTGCTTTACTACTACTCTCTCTATCCTCTGTCATCCTATAAACTTTTACAGTCATGGGGAATACATCATCATCTACTACATAATTCTGTAAGTTCTTTATCACATACTGCTGTCTAAATTCTGAGCGGGCATATTTAGTTATTGTTTCTTGTATTACTGTTTGCTCCACACCATTAGTTGGTGTAATAGTAATCTTTACGGCAACTGGAAGTGCTCTCTGTTTACCACTATCATAAGCCACCATTAAGCCTTGTGGGAATGAGAATGTAATATCCACATGGTCTACTTCATCATCTGTTATTGCTCTTGCTGTAGCGCCACCTGCGTAAGTCATCTCTACATCAACTAATGTCTCTGCTAATACCATATCACCAGTATTAAAGTCAGCTAAATAATTAGCATCTGTGTCGGTTCCAGTTCTACCTATGATAGTAGTGCCATCAAAGTTATAGGAAGTATCTGCATTCTCAACAACTGTCTCATTGAAGTATGTATCCAACGACCAATTACCATCACTTGCTGGTCCCTCAATTTCACCCTCACAAAGTAGGTCTATCATGTAAGCAGTTGATTTACTTATTTTATTTGCCATTACGAATATGCCTCCACTTTTACTCCGAACGATGCTACTAAACTTCCAACAAATGTTTGACCGTATGCCACTGGAACTGTCTTACCAGGTATGTTTGGGTTCAATGCTCCATTGAATAAATAAGATGGTGTTTCACTATCATCGTTTTCTGGTATCTCTGGCACTGGGGTTAAATACATTACAAGGCCTCCTATCATCATACCAGCTCCCATAATTACTAAATTCCAACCATATGGGTTTCCGTAGACAATCATTACAACACCAACTACTATAAGAATAGCGCCTAATACCATTTGTAATAGACCGCCCTTCTTACCACCAGCACCTGATGCTATAGGCATAATATGCCAAGTGTCTGTATCAAAATTCATACCTAACTGCTTCTCACCTATTGATTTACTATCATCGTTTAGGTTATCGCCACGAACAACCTTGTAGTATCCCTTACGTCTTATCATTGATTTAAACCCAGGGAACTGGCTTTCAAGTGCTCTGACAGCTTCTCCTGCGGACTTTACCTTACAAGGAATACTCTTCGGGTCTATGTTCGGATATTTCTTTTTTAGTTGTCGGGCTAACCCGCCATATAATTTAATCATTGTCTAACCTCATAGCGAATTTTAAGTTGTTGTGTTTGTAGTCAATATCATAGAAACCAGATGGTTGATTGAGCCAGTGGTGTAGACACTTATCATCATCCATATATATACCAACATGCATAATTCTTCCAGCGTGTGTGTAGAATAGTATATCATCCTCACGTAGGTCATCTATCCCTACTACCACTAACATAGTTAATTCATTAAGATATTCTTCAAAGAAGTTATGGTTGTTATCTAAGAACGAGATATCCCTTGGGGGATTTGGTAGTTCTATATCGAACTTACCCTTATAGTAATCATATACTAATTGTAAACAATCCCAACATCCGAAGTGGAAGGGTCTCCCCAGGAAGGGTGTATCTATACCTAAACAGAATAACTCAGCAAACTTACCGTGTCTTATGTTTAGTATTATATGAGGTAGACCTATGTCCTCTGCTTTAACCTGGTCTAACTCAGAAGCGCTATCTCTATTGTTATGACTATGAACTATATATTGTATTCTATCATTAGCATAGTATCTATCATACTCTATATTACTAATAACAAAAGCCTCTTCCTTATCGTTGGAGGCATTGTCATAAGGTATGTATTTTTTATCTACTACTATACCACAACTCTCATTAGGAAACTCTTCTTCTGCGTGCGCAATCATTTCCTTTATTGTGTTATTTGGTAGCCCCAAGTATTCATTCATTTATCTCCCCCGCATAAAACGTTTTATGTTTGGAAAACCCTCAAATGGTAATATAGCTACTGTGCCATAACGAAGTTTACAATCTCGTAATCTTCTACCACAGTTGTCATCTCCTGGTAAGGCTTCTACTCCTCCACTGTCATTATAGTAAGTTGCTGCCACATAAGGGCAGGTGACTGTCTCATCGTTTGATATGTCTACGAACGCACCATCTATATAATTTCTATATCTATGTGTGCAGGTTCCCATAGCCATCTTGCCTGGTATTTTTATCTCTTCTATATCAAGGGCTGATGCTAACTCCCACTCTATAATTTCTCTGTTCTGCTTGGTCTTCCTATCTACTATATATGTATCTATTGGGAACTGTGCTGATGGGTCGGGCGAAGAACTATCATCTAAATACTCATAGAAGGTTCTGCGTCTTGTTAATATCCACCCAACTAAATCATTACTGGAAGCCACCTCTGCTTGTAATACACCTAATACATTTGACACTTTTATCTTTGGCCTGGGTAGTTTACCATCACCACTCATTTCCCAACCATCAGCATCTACTGGAACAGGTGAGTATTCTACACCACCGAATGCTACCATAGTTCCGCTATTAGTAGTTCCATTACAGAAGTTATATGATGTATTACCATCAGGTGATACAAGGTTGAATAACTCCACCAATTGACCTGGCACCAGTTTCTGTATTTGTGTCTTTATAGTTGTGTTAGTAGCCATTAAAGTATAAACTCCCTTCTCAATGTGCAGATAATAATTATTTTATCCTTACCTATAAACATCTTTTGTATATCACTGGCAGTCCATATCTTAGCTGAGCTCTCTCCAGTAGGTGTCCATGAAAGCATGTTAGCAGTAGATGATTTACTGTTGTTTAGTAAGCCTTCTAATGTGGTAGCCGTAGCAGTAACATAAGGAACGAACTCTATATTCCAAGTTTCATTATCAGCATTTAATCCATCTGTGATTATGTTTCTATAACCACCACCAAAAGATAATTCTTTAACTCTCAATGTAGATGTCTTTGTTGAGTTAGTTGATACTTTATACCCATCTATTGACTGGCTCATTCTCTCTCCTT